AAAATCAGGGAGGAAATTATTTTTCTACAAACGACTGGTCTACAGTAGTTCGCTGCGTTGAAATGGTCAATAAAGAACGACCTGAGATAACTACTTTGGTTATTGATGATTGGCAGTATATTTTGGCTTATGAATTCATGCGCCGTGTTAGTGAGAAAGGATTTGATAAATTTTCTGAGCTGGCTAACCATGGATGGTCCACCATTAATGCGTGCCTTGCAACCCGTTCATCATTAACCAATTTTATATTGGCCCATAGCGATGTGGACAATACAGGTAGGTCAAAGTGTAAAACGATAGGCAAAATGCTAGATGAAAAGATAACGATTGAAGGCTTATTCACTACGGTCTTGCACTCAAGAGTAGTAGATGGAGCGTATCTTTTTCAGACGCAATATGATGGGGAATTTTTAGCAAAGTCTCCTATGGGCATGTTTGCAGAGTTTCTGATACCTAATGACTTGGCGTCTGTAAAGGGCGCTGTTGAAAATTACTTTAACGACGAGGAATAAAAATGAGCGCATTTTGGGAAAGTGAATTGGGAGAAATAACCGGAAACGCAGCGGATGCGTTTGTCAAGTCCTTTAAACAAATACCGGACGGAACAACAGCATTAGCCCGTATAGATTCTTTTACGAATGCTGAATATCAGGGAAATAAATATCTCAGCATCGATTGGATATTAACTGATGGCGATTTTAAAGGCCAGAAGGTAAATCAGAAGCTTAAAGTATGGGGAGATGCAAGGGACAAAGACCCTATGCGCACACGGCATAGGGCGCTTAATATGCTTAAACTTATTTATCAGCTTTTTAATATTAAGCCTAAATCTAGCGAGCCACCTACCGATATGGAGCTTTCTAGCTTTAATGGCAAGATAGCGGGCCTTAAGATTAGAGAGACAGAGCCTAATGATGAGGGTAAGCAATATAATTGGGTCTCTGAGGTCCATGGGGCTCAAGGATTTAAATCAGAAACCGGAGTGAGCACTATTGTCACTCATGTCAATAAAGCTTACGTTAATGTAGATAGCGCCTTTAGCAGAAATACAGAGCGCGCTCAGGCTATGAAGGAACTAGATGCGGACATTCCTTTTTAATTCCTTAGGATGACTAATGGTAAAGAATACGTTAAGCAAATTAATAGACGCGCATCAAGAAAAGAGCGTCAGTGAAGCGAGAAATTATATCGGGGCCTCAGCTATAGGTTCCGATTGTTTGCGTCAAATTTGGTATGAATTGAAGGGATTTGAAGGCATTGGGGTATCGCCAAAAACTCGCAGAACCTGGGCTATTGGTAAGAATCTTGAAAAACTTATTATGGAATGGCTTGCAGAGTCCGGCTTATCTGTTGCGGATACTTGGTATGATTTAGTTGATCCAGAGTTAGAATTTTTCAAAGGGCATATCGATGCTATGCTATTAATGGAGGGGAAGCCTAACGCTATTTTAGAAATCAAAACCGCCAAAGATGCCAGTTTTAAGATATTCGCAAGCAAAGGCCTCTTTATATGGAATGAACGTTATTATGCCCAGATCCAATCCTATATGGGTATGAGCGGAATACATACCGCCTATATTCTTGTTCTTAATAAAGACAATAGTGATATAGCGGACGAGTGTGTAACTTTTGATGCCCACTATTATGAACTCTTAAAACAAAAAGCTTTAATGATTTATAAGGCGCAGGTAGAACCACCGCGTATAAATGGCTCGCCGCTTTGGTATCAATGTAAACTATGTCAATTTAACAAGGTATGTCATAAATGAAAGAAAAAGAAACGAACAAGGAAATGATAGGATCCATTGTAGAAGCTTGTTTTATTATGTTCAAAAAAGACATAGAAGTAAAAATACATAGCTTTCAGGATGGTATTTTTCAATTCTCATCTCGAATTACGGAAGCTAAAAATATGGCTATAAAAAATAGGGAAATTATTAAAGGTCAAGAGTGGCAATTTCAAAATATCCAGGAAGATAGGGAAAATATACGCTTAGCTATACTTAATAATAGCAAAGAAATAAATCATTTAAAAAATGAAATAAAAGATATAACAAAAAATGTTATGGAACTGAAAAAGTTATTAGAAAAACCAGAAAATATGCTGCATTCAGATGACGCTAAAAATAATATTCTTAAAGAGTCTATTGATTTTTTAGATCTGCCCGTAAGGCCAAGACATTGTCTTTTAGCGGAAAATATAAATACTGTACAAGACTTAATAGAATGCACGAGGCATGACCTGCTAATAACCCCAAATTTAGGAAGAAAATCCCTGACCGAAATATTAGATGCATTACATAGACATGGATTGAAATTAAAGGACTAATATGAGTGAAATGGATTTTCGCGTAGATATAAAAGTAAGAAATGAGAATATATTACATATAATAGAAAAGAATGGGTATAAGACTGTAGGAGAGTTTTGTAGGACAAATAACATAATGAAGCATGTGTCACGAATAGGATCACTAGTCAATTTTAAAGAATCCCCCTTAATGACTAATGGAGAATTTTGGCCATTCATATGTGAAATCGCAGATTTATTAATGTGTTCACCTGAGGATTTTTTTTCTGATTCGCAGCTAACAATGGAATTAGCAACCAATAAGAAGACGCTTCTTATTCGGGAGGCTGAGGTTAAAATGCTCGCAGAAAGCTATAATACAACACCGCTTCTTGAGGAGATAATCGATAAAGAGAAAGTTAAAAATATGATTGAAGATGCATTAGAAAGTTTAACCCCTAGAGAAAAGAAAGTACTTATAATGCGATTTGGCCTCAACGGCGGCAATGACCACACGCTAGAAGAAGTGGCGAATGTTTTTGATGTTACTAGAGAGCGCATTAGGCATATAGAAGCAAAAGCTTTAAGAAAATTAAGGCATCCTAGCCGTAGCGAAGGATTGAAAGAATATTTAGAAGAAAGTTATTTATGAGGAAGGATAATGAAGGGGTCGGAGAATTTCATTGGGAATATAGTAAAAATGGCGAGTACTGGGCACATAGATTTTATGAAACCGCTGAAGAAGCGCACGAAGCATATAAGAAGCATCAAGAGCAACAAGAGCTATGGAAGAACTCAGATAAGGTATCTGGGAAACTGGTTTATGTTTCAGGGGAATAAAAATGAATGAAAACATTTTACTATCAATAGCCATGCTAGGTATTATTTTTCCTTTGGTACGAAAATTGGAGTTTTCGGCTTTTGAGATCCTGGTATTTTCATTTGGCCTAAATACTGCCGCTAATTTATTTCTCTTAAAATGAAACAACTTAGGCCGTACCAACAACAAGCAGTACACGAATGCTGGGAGGCTTTAAAGGCTAATGACGCCCCTGTTTTATTAATGGCTAGTGTGGGTTCCGGTAAAAGCCTTATGCTCGCCTCAATATTACTTTCTATGCAAAGGTATGAAAAGCGCGCCTTATGTTTAGTTAATAATGCCGAATTAGTGCGAAACAATTGCCAAACATTTAATGAGCAAGGAGGTATTTCTTCAATTTACTGTGCAGCCTTAAATAAAAAAGATTGTTCGGCTCCTATCGTTTTTGGTACTCCACAATCTGTTTTAAATGGTATAAATAAGCAAGAGCCTATAGCGAATATTAACTTTAATATTATTGTCGTGGATGAAGCGCATGCTATTAACTATCTCAATGACAAGTCAGCTTTTATGCGTATCTTACGCCATTATAAACATCAATATCCCCCTATGCGTCTATTGGGAGCCACAGGCACCAATTTTCGCTACAAGGGAACAGCGATTGTCGGTGAAGGATGTTTATTCAAAACTCAGGTGGGGAATATTACCACCGATAAATTAATCGATGATGAATATCTAGTAACGCCTAATTTTGAGGTCGATCCTAATTTAGTTATAGACTTTTCACAGGTAAAAGTAAAAAAAAATGGGCTCTTTGATCAGAAAGAATTAGCAACGGTAATTGAAAAGAGTGCACGATTAACACAGCTTATATGTCAGCAGTTAATTCATATAATGGAGACACAAGGGAGATTTGGGGTATTTATTTTTGCTACTACCAAGAAGCATGCTTATGAGATTTTAAGCCATTTACCGCCTGAACATTCGGCCTTAATCGTAGGAGAAACCCCTCATGAAGACCGTACAAAAACTCTGGATAAAGCGCGCTTGGGACATATTAAGTATCTTGTCAATATTGCTATTATTAGTGTTGGGGTGGATGTGCCTGGATACGATACAGTTGCTTACCTTAGGCCAACAGAAAGCCTCGTATTATTGGTTCAAACACTGGGCCGCGGATTACGCCTTTCTCCCGATACCTTAAAAAAAGAAGCCTTAATTCTAGATTTTGCCGGCAACATTGAGCGCCATAAAGATTGGGACAATCCTCTGCTGCTTAAAGCATTGAAGCAAACCATCGATAAAGATAAGCCCTTAGTCATTAGTTGCCCCTCCTGCCAGGAAATGAATAGCGAATATGCTAGACGCTGTATTGGTGTAATTAATGATAAACGCTGCAGTTATTACTTTGAGTTTAAGTTATGCCCCTCCTCAGAATGTGAAACTAAAAACGATATTGCTGCGCGACATTGTAGGGCCTGTGGCTGCGAGATAATCGACCCCAATGAAAGGCTATCCCTATCCAAAATGAAAACCAATCTAATTGAAGTGGATGTCCTAGTGGCCAAGTACGGCATATCAGGAACTCAGCAAGGCTTTAGAGTAAATTGCGCCTATACATGCCAAGATGCGAAGGGCAAAGTTGGCGCTATCTATGAACATTACTCACCAAGCAGCGAAAAAGCATTGCGTGTTTTCTACGGACAATTCGTTAGATTTCATTGTGAAGATTCCAACAAATGGTACAGACATTTACACAAAAGAGAAAAAGTAGAAGAAATGTTAAAAACCGTATCAACGCCTTGCAAATTAATGATTGCACCGCTAGAAAATGGCGCTAAAATCAAGAAGAAAATATTTGTAACCAGGAGTGATTAAATGAGAACTATTCAAACAATTTGCGATAAATGCCACAAAGAAGTAAACAGCAATGCGATCTGGTCGGTAACTCTGGCCTTTGATAGTTCTTTAGTAAAACTGAAAGAGCAATTACATTTTTGTACTTTTGAAGAAATGGGGGAATTTCTCTACGAGAGATTACCCCAAACTTTAGCCGGATTGACTGAAAAACAATATTAATAGGATAACAAAATGAATATTACGCAGGAAGCGATAAACTTGGTAGACGGAGAGAGGAAAAAGGATTACGGGAATATCTCAGAATCCTTTACGCGCATAGCAGGATTATGGTCTAGCTATTTGGATGTGCCGTTAGATAAATTTGACGTAGCGAAAATGATGATGCTCCTAAAGATATCCAGAGCCCGGCATAACAATCATCGAGATTCTTATGTTGACATTGTAGGGTATGTGGAATGTGTAGATAAAATGGTAGCGGGAGGAGAATAAATGGAAGAAAAGCTGCTAGAAATCTTGTTATCTACATTAAAACAACAACAATGGGAAAAATGCAAAGGTCATTTGCAGTCTTTTTTGATCCTGGAGAAAAAATATAATTACTGGCGTAAGTTGGAAAAGCTCGTGAATCGCTTTATCTATGAAGTAGAAAATAAAAGCTTGGAGATGTAACCTATGGAAAAACAATATCTGCGAAATATCGAGATAGCCTTAAAGGTAGCAAAGAGTAAATATTCAACGAAAGGAAAACTCTATGCTTCTGTAGCTAAGGAGTTTAATATAACCGCATGTAGAGTATCTCAGATATACCGCCAGATTATGGCTGAGATTTGCAAAGAAAAATTTAAATTATCATCACTAGATGAGGCGCTACATGATGAGAAATATTATTTTCACGAAGATAGGATTGCTTTCCTTAATGCTTATAAAGAAAATTATTTACAATCGTTAGCACTATTGGATGTTGACATAGAAAAAGGATAAATAAATTGCACACAATGGAAGATTTAATCAAAGAACTAACCGAGATACACTCTATGTTGGGAGCTATCCTCTATTATTTTAAACATAAAACAAATATTGATTTTGATGTACCTGAAAGCATTGAGTCATTAATAAAGCAGTACATCCAAGGTAAAATGGCAGAAATACATGGAAACAGTTAAATGACGGGGCTTCTCTGCGATGATAAGGATATTCATTTGATAGACATTCAGGAAGTAGCCTCATAAAAATCCGGTTAGTGCAATAATCAGATATAGTGAAACACATAAACGTTAACCCATTGATTTATAATATAAGAAGCAAATGCACTCAGAGAATATAACGGCTCAAAATTAAGCCCGACAATATGGAAATAAATTACACAATATTTTAGTATCATAAAATCACCAATGCTACCAAATATATACAAAGGAACTTATATGAAATCATTCCATAAAATTTCACTTTTAAATAAAGCGGGAAGGTGGTTAAGGTGTTGTTGCAAAGGGCATGATATCTCTTGCGCTTATCCATGGCATGAAACCTATTATAAAGATGGAACACAATTTTATAATATTAGATATTTAAAGTATTGCGCTCGCTGCAAGCGGACTTTCTAACTTTTATATAATCAGAAAGGTAAGTTAGAATCATTTCCTTGGCAGCTTCACATCCCCAGACGCAGACAGCGGCATAGCCTCTGGCAGCCTTTCTGGCTAAGAATTCCGTTTGTTCTTTGGTAGGTTTATTATTGCCGATTTTCAACTCTATCCAAAACCCTGAATTTTCGTTAAGAGGAAACGCTAAGAAAAAATCAGCTACCCCTTTTTTAACGCCCATGCGTTTCAGTATTCTTCCATGAGTCGGACTGCATTTTCTCTCGTTGGCAAAATGATGGAAATCTCCTTCTAACTCAGGAAATTGAAAATTGAACCAATTCACCAAGTTAATGTGGTCTATTTGTTCGGGCTGTAGTGGCATCAATAACATGATCCATTTTAAAGTTCATTAAATATAATGATTCCATAATTCCTTCTAATATCTCTAATACCATTTCTTGATCGTCTTTCAGCAGATCTAATTTTTCCTCAACCGTCATTTATCTTCACCTTCTTCATCAGTGGTGGGTGACAAGATTTTCCTTAAATAGGTTAATTGTGCACGCATACTCTCCAGAGACCTATGTACCGCTCTGTTTTCGTCAATTTGTTTATGGAAATGGTCCCACAATAACTCTAGCCTTTCTTCAGTACTCATTGTCCCTCACTTATCATAACCGCTATATCCTTAGCTCTATCACCAACCTGCACGGCCCATTTACTATCAAAAGCCTCTCTAGCAGCTAAAGGATAGTCTTTATTAATAAGTGCCTGAATCATTTTTTTGAAAGTTAAAAGACGCGCAAATCCCATATTAAAATTCATGTGAATTAGCGCATGCCTAACTGAAGGGGGCTGAAGTATATACCAACTTCGCCCTTCTAACTCACTCTTTGCACGCTCAAAATCATTTTGAAAAAGCATTTCTGCCTCTTCATCACTAATGCCATTTTCTAGATTTCTACCCCAGCCAATAGTTAATTTACCCACAGAATCGGTATAAGGGTAATTACGCTTACCTTCGTATTTTTTTATCCAAGATTTTAATTGTGAAAAGGACATTTATCTCTTCCTTCTCGTTTTTCGCTTACCAGCCTCAGCCAAGGCAATAGCTGCTGATTGGCGCTCTGGGTAACCTGAGCGCTGCAACTCGGCAATATTTTCAGAAATGACCGCTTTAGAACGTCCTTTTTTTAAAGGCATAACGGTTCCTTGTTTATTTTTTCTTTTTATCTGTGGATTTTTTCATGCCTTTGGATTCATGACGCTCAGCTTTTTTGGCCATTCCCACTTCTCCATAAGCTGTACCGACAGCGCGACGCTTTGGGTAACCGGCTTCTTCCATAGCTTTCACATTATGACGCATACCTTTAGCCGTTTCGGCCTTCTTGCCCTTAACTAAAGCATGTTTCTCTTTATGCATTATTATCTCCTTATAATAAAAGGCCGCCCAAAGACGGCCAACGGGAAACTACACTGTAGGTATAATCCTATACCAAAGATGGGCTACAAAAGTACTATCGCCTGTAGTAAATGCCCCAGTGATATTACTTAAATACAGGCCTTTATTTACAGTAGTACTGAATGGTCTAAACACAGTACCAGCAGTCATAGTGTATGTAGTACTAGCAGTTTGTTGGAAAAGCGTATCAGCAGTTGTACTAGAAGCCGCTATACCCGCACCATTAACTGTAGAGTCATACTGGACAGCAACGGTACCTCCAGCCGCATAAGCCGCTGAAACATAGGTCATTGCTAAGCTTATTTGCTCTAAGACGATGAGAGTATTGGCGCCACCTGCAGCTAACAACAATTTAGGAGCAGCATACATGCCATTAAATTCAGCCGCACTTATTGTTACTGTTACATATTTGAGCAATAAAGGAGAAACCATGGAGCTTAATACTTTACTTGCCCCAATAGCCGTCACGCCAGTATTTCCTATAGTCACATCGCCTGTCATAGCAACAGAAGTGGCAACGTTTCCAGCCGATCCTACTAATATATTTGTAGAAGTGAGTGCGGCAAGTTTAGAGAAAGAAATGGCCGCAGCAGCATTTACATCCGCATTGACAATAGCGCCTGCCTGGATGGAAGTAACTCCAGTATTGGTTATAGCAATATCCCCTGTCATAGCTGCCGCTGTAGCCACGTTTCCAGCCGATCCTACTAATATTTCAGCCGAAGGAAGAGTGGCAAGCTTGCTGAAGGCTATAGCGGCTGCTGCATTGACGTCAGCATTTACTATGGCTCCAGCTGCAATACCGAATACACCAGTATTGGTTAGCGTGATATCTCCAGAAGGAGAAACGCCTGTGGCTAGGTTGGCCCCGTTACCCACAAAAATATCGCCATCTTGTAGGGTGTCTGCTAATCCACCGCTAGGAGCTAAGGCATCAAAAGTTTCATTAAGGGCATCTCTTACGAAAAATCCAATCTGAGCTGCTGAATAATAAATCAATACTAAATCAGTCTCTGTCCACTGAAACTCTCCATTTTGGAGCAATTCAATGTCAGCTACAATATATTGGTTGGTAAGATAGCCTGCAGTGGTAATATCGGTTAAATCATTAGTACAAACCATAGCTACTATATTGGGATCGCCTACGAAATATCGGCCTATCGCGGTAATATTGGCCCCAAGTGTGGTGCTTATAGTCATTTAAATCTCCTTATAATTAATTAGACTTCCTTATTTTATTTTCCGACGTCGCATTCTATCAATATCATCTACCCCTAAGAATCCTTCTTTTTCAATCATTGGGTTAGTGTCATTAAATTGCGAATTTCTTGCACTTTTAGCTCGGTCAATTTCTTCATTATAAGTTGCCTTAAATTGTAAATCGCCGCGCGTATTTCTAAATTCCCTTTCAGCCATTATTTTCTCCTTTATATTCTATTGCATAATGCAACTTTTAACCATCTTTTTGGTTATTTTTTCATCCCTTTTAACGTCTGAGCTAACCTTGCTCTCTGGCCAAGCTTACCGCCTTTTGTTGCTGCTTTAGCTAATTTCTTAGCGGGGATTTTTTCCCCTTGTGGAATCCCCATTTCTTTATGTAAGGCTCCCGGTTTCTTTATTGCCTTTTGAATCCACTTCTCAGCCATTATTTTCTCCCTGATTTGATTCGCTTTCTATAACTGCTGACTTTATAAGTTCTTCAACGATAGCAATTGCGCCCACCACTTGATGATACATATCTTCAGCATTCTTTTTTTGATTCTTCAAGGTGACTAATTTTTCTTTTAAAAGATCTAGCATTCATCTATTCCTTATGCAATATATACATCCAAGTGACCATACGATTGTTCAATAATAAGTTTATCGTTAGCGGCAGCATTTGAAGACGCAGCCCATGCCACTAAATTAACATATTTATTGGTATAATTGTAAGCGGATTGCCAGTTTCTCGCTTTAACTACAACGCCGTGATGGTTGCCAGGAGTAATATTAAAGGCATTCGCAGGATCTAATAACACCCCTAAGCATGCAATAGGAGAGTCCGCTAAAATAACATTACTGCCAATCATCACATTATAAGGATAAGGATTAGTAGCTTCAAAGGCAGCAGTAATCTGAAGAATGGAATTATTAGAAATAGCAGCAATAGGTACGCTATAAATTACTTGAGCCACCTGTGAGTAAATATTTAAAGAAGTCACCTTTTCGGATAGGTCTTGTCCATAGAACATTAGTCATTCCTCCGTGCTGAAAAAAATCCATAGGCCGATAAAGTAGAGGCTGAGAAAGTAGCTCTGGCAATTAAATAAACCGTAGTATTGCTCGATACGGTAAAGCGTCCTTCTTGCGAGGGAAAGGAATAAGTGACAGCTCCGGCCACGAGCGATGAAAATCCTTGAATATTTTGAGATTGACTTGTAGAGAGCACCCCAGGCAACGTGCCGCTCGTCGTGCTTATTCCTACGCGTAGGTCTGTTATGTTAGTTGATGCTGCGGCCACAAAGGCTATGCCACCCCATGTATTCCAATCCCCGGGGGTCAATGTTAATGAAGTGATATTAACCGCGGTTCCTGTGGTCAGAGCTGTTGCACTTGCCAGCGCAATAGTGGAATTCATGAATTCGCCAAAATACCCGGATGGCGCATTGGTATTAGTAGAGCGGCCCTGTATTTCTACTCCACTTGTACCTTTTGATTTTAAATCCACTTCAATATTAGAATTAGATCCCATGGCGGCTATTTGTGGATTAGTTCCTGCCGCAGAATTCGTAATTTGTATATAATTTACAGCACTGGCGTTTGAGCCAAAATTGTAAATAATGTTTCCATTTGAATCATGTATGGTAGCAATGACCGGTGTGACGATGGTAGGGGAATTAGCGCCAACGAAATTTGCGGATCCCGTGCTTCCGGACAATCCTGTATCAATTTGATTTCTAGTAGCCATAGGATTAACTCCTTCGCCTTGCAGCGATAAAGCCATAGGCAATAAGCGTACTAATCGTAAAAGTACCTTGCGCTACCAAATAAACCGTAGTGGTACCGGACAAAGACAATCTCCCCATTGGGATTGGTAAAGTAAAAGTGGTAAGCCCTACATAAGGAGCATAGTTATTAATAGATTGATTATAATCCACCGCTAATACCGTGGCTGGCAATGCATTTGTGGTATTGTTTATGGAAGAAATAAGCTGATTAATGCTGGTAGTTACGCCCGATTGAAAGGCTATCGCACCCCAGACATTCCAATCGCCTGCGGTAAGAGAAATTGAAGTCACGGTAGCCGGCGTATTAGTCGTTAAACTTATGGCCGCGCCCGAAGTTATATTAGAGGAAAGGAATTCTCCGATGTACCCGGTAGGAGGGGTGGTATTTGTAGAACGCCCTAGGACAATTACTCCAGAAGTTCCTTTGCCAATAATGTTAAGGGCAATATCAGAATCCGTTCCCAAAGCACTAACACTTGGAGCAAAAGTGGTCGCAGCATTACCCACTGAGACATAATTAACTGCACTGGCCGTTGCGACAAAGGTCTGCTCAATATTGCTGCTAGCATCATTTATTTGGGCAATGACTGGCGTCACGATCGTAGGCGAAGTCGAGCCCACGAAAGTTCCTGTTCCAGTAGTGCCCGATAAAGGGCTATCAATCTGATTCCTGGTAGCCATATCTATCCTTAAGTTACAGTTAATCCCGCTGAATTAGTTGTCCTTACTCGCCATGTGGTATTCGCTACAATACAGGTTACATAGACATTATCGCTCGCTGCCACACTGGTTAAACTCCCAGCTGAGGACGTCGTTGATGAACCTATTTTAATGGTTTGTCCTGTATTGGCGGTAAGGACCCATCCGGCGGCTCCCAGGCCTTCTACGGCCACTATATCGCCTATGGCTGCCGTGGCTGGTAAGGTCACTGTAGTTTGAGCCGCATTACCCGAAATATAGCCATTATTAACTGCTGCTGCCTGACTAGTTCCAGCTAATGTAGCCCAAGATAACCCCCCGCCTGTGGCCGCTAGGGTTATACTACCAGCTGCATTCGTAATGGATATACCTACCCCTGCGGTCAGAGTGGCTGCAGTTGGAGTAGCTCCAGTTGACCCAATTATCAATTGACCATTAGTCATTGTGCTTGACCAGACTGGTACCCCAGTACTGCTAGTCACTAAGGATGCGCTATTGGCCGTTGCTAGGCCGATGACTGTATTTACGCCATTGGAGTAAAGTAAAGTACTGGCTGCATAGGTATCCGCAAAAGTTGCCGTACTGGCTACCCAGTTCGTGCCGTTTGCGCGTAATATAGTCCCGGCACTGCCGGCTGTTGTGGGAAAGGTCGCTGTAGTCCAGGAGGGAGCCGCAGAGGAGCCAGACTGTAAAAGTTGGCCTGCTGTAGCCGTACCAGAAAGAATAGCCATAGCGGTTGCCGTGCTATAGACAATTCCACCATTAGAGGCCGTTAAAGAGGCGTTTGTGCCTCCTCGAGTTAAATCTAATTGTCCGGCCCACCCTAGGGTTAATGAGACAGCTTGTAATAAGGCAGTAGCTGGCGTACCTCCAAGGGTTAAAGTGACATTCGTGTCATCCACTTTAGTAAGGGCTGCCGGCACTGGGGCCACTGAACTTATATAATTTTTTACCGATAAAGCGGTAGGAATATTGGTGGCTAAGGCTGTAACAAAGGTGTCATCATTGATTATAGCCGATATGGCTACGGTAGACTGTATGGTGAAGGTTCCTGGCGCATTGAGCGTAGAGGATAGAGAGAACACGGGATTAGCACTTCCGTCCCCATTAGCTACATTAATTTGGTTCGTTGTACCCAAAAATGTTCGAGAAGCTAAGACTCCGCTGACGATAGTAGAGGACAAAAATCCTGTAGCCAGTGTGCTTAAAAATACACCATTCACTAAAGTTCCGTCATCTACGGTAGCAATGAGATGCGAGTTAGCTAAGTCCTGAACGGTTTGGCTCACCACACCAGCCTGGTCTTGGAGCCCGATTAAACTGGCACCTTCTAGTGGCAGATGACTCGCTAATAAAGGCAAAATACTCCCAGTACTAGAGAGCTCAACCCAAGTCGCGCTTAGAGGCTCATAGTACTCATACGCAAGGCTTGAGGTATTAAATCGTAAACGATAATACATGCTAGGCGCAATAGCGGGCCGACTACTAGTAGGTCCTGGCGGTAACAAAGGAAAGGCATTTGTAAATCGCGTATTTATCGTGAGTGTATTATCTAGTCCAACCGTAATCTGATTGGGTTCTAAATCTCCACCATCGATAAATTCACTAAATTTTATAGTATCAACCATCACTAATCCTTGTGATAAAAGTTTAGCTACCTTGCAATTGTCTGAGTGACACACCTACGTAGGCAGTAGCATCTGGTGTGATTAAATGTAGCACATCGCCACCTCTTACATAGCGTTTATCAGGTCTAAATTCATTGTATTGTTCAGTGCCAATAGTGCCTCCTGCTGGCACCCCTGCTATATCGTTATTGCGAACAAACACATTTGATGTAGAGGTATAACTAAATAAGGCCTGATATTGCGTGACAGCTGTACCAGGAATAGTGATGGTATCATCCGTATTTGCTGCTAATGCGACCTGATAGACCACGTCACTAAAAGGTATTGTTCCATCATAATTGCTATTATATTGTATTGCCATTTTATTCTCCTAGGGTACTAAACCAAGCCTTGCATCGGCTGTAAAGTAAAATTGAATATATCCGGTTCCTGCCTGTGCAATCGCAGCATTAGCAGTTAATACCGAAGCCGTCCCCGAGGGTACGTAGCAAATGCCTTTGTTATGGGTTGCTAGAGCTGTCCAGTAGGTAGTTGGAGCGCTTACATTGGATGCTGAGGTTCCGTTATAAAAAAGATTGGCCTCTACGGTATTTATGGTGCCGTCTGGGTGATATAGCCTTACAGTTGGGGTAGCCGTACGTTTTAGGGTTAAGAATTCCAAATCGAAGGGAGAGACCGCTAAATAATGGCTAAGGCCTACTGTTTGAACTGTTTGTAACTTCAATAAAGGCACAGCAGAAAATCCTACATTTTGAGCAGGAAGTTGTCCAATATTTAGAGAGGTTTCATAGTAGTATTGGCATTGACTTAATGTTTTATCGAAAGTCATGGGATTTGAAGCAATCGCAAATTCGTTGGGGACTAAGGATATATCATGAAAAACGATATTATCTGGTGTGCCCGAAGAATCCATATTGCTAATAGTATAGGCCAGTATACCTACCGTCATATTAGCGCCTAAGCTTGCTCCTAGGCTTATATTATTAAAGGCCAGCGTATTGTCGCCATCAGCTAAATTATAGACTGGATCGTTCTCAGGCAATGCGGAAAACCAGCCAGCAGAAAGAGTAGGGTTAGCGCCTGCCGTCCATGAAGCAATGGGCTCTGTTTGTGAAAGCGTGGAAGGAACAGTGGCTCTATAAATCAATCGTACTTTAAAGCGCAACGTACTCGCAGGGGTCTGCTTTTGAGTAGTCAGCTTAACTAATGCAGATAAAGAAGTTCCACAATAAGGCCGTATAGTTGTGGCATCGATATATTGTATTAAGGCAAATTGATTACTAGCCGCATTTGCGGTTATTTTTAATCCATAATTTTCTGCAGTGGTTCCACGTCCTACTAATATGGTATTGGCTACTGCGCCCGATACATATTGCTGTGCTTCTACAATGGTTTGGTCTGCCGTATAGCCAAAGGTAGCTAGCGCCGTACTCACTGGGGTCGTAAATTGCCATGGATTAAGCCCAAAATTCCATCCGGTCAAAATAGAAGATTTAGGCATAAATAAAATGCTATCACGATAATAATGAAATGTATGGTCAACCTGTCTCTCGATAGTGTCTTGCTCATATTCAAAGTTAGTTGCAATATCCGAGACTATGACCTGGATGCTAGTGATATAAATTTCTATCGAGGTAGGTAGACGTATTTGATAGTCAATATAGGCATCTGGCGGGATATCGGTATTAGTAGAGTCAGGAAGCTGTGCGAATCCACGGTACTGCGTATATTCTTCAGTTAATGAAGCAACACTTAATAATTGTGCTAAAGGTACGCCCATAGAATCTTGCATATAGACAGATAGTGTAGTGGGGGCTCCTTGTACTTTTGCGGTAATAGAGGTTGAAACGTATTTATTCGCCCATAGAATGCCGTTTTGATCGAATCGCTGCCTTAGGGTTGGGTTGCCCGTAAAAGAGCCGCTAATCGTCAAATGCAGGGCGTATGGCGCATTCGTAGGCATGAATTCAGTGCTTGTTATTGGTACCCGTTCGAAAATAACATTTCCTGTCCCTGTCAACTCTAAAAACCAACCTGGAGCGACCTCTATGGGATCGGGATTGGTTATCCCTGTCAAACTAAAAGGTGAGTTAAAACTTAGTAGAGAAAACTGGGGATTAGTGATTTGATTGTCAGTAAATAGTCCTACGGTATCAATCGGAGGAGTTGCACCACCACCGCTCGGGATATAGTTTTCAATGAGATAGATTAAGGGTGCAGACTGCGTAGGTCCTTGACGAATTTCTAGACGATAAACTACGGAAGGGTCCCAGTAGATATCGATAGGCAGCGTACCGTTCGCTAAAAACCGAATAGGATCCGACCAGGGAAAAGCCCCCGCAGGATCATGCCATACTGGAGAAGGAATGTAAGGTAAATCATTCTCTAGGGTAAATAGATAAAACGTATCGTCACATTGTCTTCCGGTAAGATCGACAAAACTCCAGACCGGATTAAAGCTGCGGACGAATCCATCAGTCGCCATTAATCACTCCTTGATTAACTTTATTTCAAAATCATACCACAAAGTTGCTGTTTTATATACAAGGACTATATTGTAAACTACTGAATAAATATTATTTGGAGAGTAGAGTAATGTACTTAGGATTAACTGAACAACAAATAAAAGCGATTAAGAAAGACTTGGAAATATTAGAAAAATTTAATGAGGGAGCAATAAATTTTATAGGGGTACATGATTTTCGATTTTTTGTGGTAGCCGAACTGCTTAATTCCACAGAAATAAGATCCCTTATAAAGGAATGTGAGTTTGTTTTTAATCATATTTTATCATCTGCTTCACAAAAATCATCTGCATTTGAAGCATGCAATATTTTATCTGGAGCTAGTGTTCACCAAGAATTTATGCACGAAAAAAAAGAAGAAATAAAATCTAGAAAAAATATCAAGCTAATATGTAAATAATTTATTCATATATTTTTTTAAATTCTTCTAAAGACATAATATAAGCATCTTCACTTAAAATCTTTATAATTATCCCCGATTTAATTTTCCCTACATATTCTTGATAAGCATTAAGCAACGAAATTAATTCCTTATCTTTAGGTTTTAAAGAAAGAGATGTTTTACTGTATGCAGCAGCTGCACGGTTGATCAAATTTTGATGCGACAGCTGCACGGTTGTTGAACTTTTGTTCAGAGTGACTTTTGAACGATTCTGCACGGTTGTTAATATTTTATTCAGTATAGAACCTCTTATAAATTTTCGATTATTCCCTAATCCTTGACGAAGAATTAATCGGTAATTTTCTAAGTCATTTAAAGTAGTGAAAACGGTTCGCAAACTAAATCCTGTTATATCGGCCATTTTTACAGCCGAATAAGGAAAGGGTTTATTATTTCTAATAAGGAATCCCAGAAGTCTCTGAAATATAATTCGTTGAGTAGGAGAAATATTTAATCGTTGATAAGTTTTTTCATAAACTTGAGCATTAAAAGTTTTTTGATTTTTTGTACGCATAGGGATATACTTGTCCTGTAATTAACGGTTACATATAGCCGGATCAACAGGTTTACGGCCTGTCCGGCTAATCTATTATACATATTTATTTCGTTTTACTTTATAAAATCCTTTCCCACCTATTATCAATCATGATTAATTTTATGCTTGTTTTATGAGCATACGTGTATTACAATTCTCAATATAGATGAAAGGAAATAATTATGACTACTCTCGATGCAATTACTCAGCAATATGTTGAACATGAAGTACAAATTCGTGTTCTTCAGGCCAAACATGATGATATCCATAAAGAATTCGGTAGAATTGATGACACATTCAAAAAAATTGAACATCAATTTGAGTTGATCAATGCAAAAATTGAATCACGCACCATGTGGCTGATAGGATTGGTAATTACCTCCATTATCTTGCCTGTTGTTCTTCACTCTTTAAAATTAGTTTGAGAGACTATTATGTTATTAACTATCTGCGCTATTTATTGTTGTTGTTATTGGGGATGGCAATTGTTAGACCGTCCTTAATCAGACGCGCCAGCATATTGAGCAACTCCACGACTTAATGTTAATCCTAAAGCGGCTGCCTTTAATTGTTTGTCAGATATTTTACTTATTTCTTCCATCTGTTTTGCCCAATCTTTACTCGTGATAAATTCAATGGCAGCTTTATCATTTCCGCCTTTAGTGAAAATATGTTCTAGTAAAGTTTCTAAAAAAGCACCCGTGCTTCTGGATTGATTCATTCCACGCTCTTCAGTGCCTTTAGCGGTTTTAATAGTCGGAGGGCCCATTAGGTCTTTAAATAGTAATCGCATCGCCTTAAGGTTTTGTTGAGCATCTGGAGCATTTCTTAGTCCGTGCATCAACTCATCAAATTTCTTTTCTGAAGCCAATGCTTGATAGAAATTAGTGCCATTAACTTCTTTGCGATCAAAAACTTTTTCCAATCCTTCGCGTACTTTTTTACGCTCATAAAGGGCTCTTGCATCTGCATATTCAGGATAATGAGCATCCATTTGATCGCGCATTTCAGCACGAGTATTAGAAATAATACGAGCTTCATTACTATTACCACTACGCTCTGCAGTATTCACCATGTCATCTAAAGCTCGTTTAACATGATCCCAGTAAACTAGAGAAGTAGGAAGAGGTTGTGTTTGACCTTCTTTTAATGCTACGTTTTCAGGCATTAATTTTTTTAAACTCTCTTGATAAGCCGGAGTTTTTTTCACCATCTTTTCGGCAGACTTAATAATCGCATTATTCTGAAATTGTAATGGAAATTCTTGAGGTAAATTAACTTGGCTCATATTTTCATAAGCTTCAGTTATTTTAGGCCCCATAGTGGGTTCAGAATAGATATCATTTAATGTTTTTTCAATAGCTCTACGCTCACTCTCTTGACGAGATTTTCCACGCTGATAAAGTAATTGCCCACCTTCTTCCGTCTTTCCTAAAGCCCCTTGACGTTTAGCTGCCCATGGACTAACCCCGGCTTCAGCTGGAGTAAGATAGTTTAACCCTAATTGATTAGCTGCTTGGATTCGTGGATTCGCCACCTCAGGACTTACACCTTCTGTAAGCTTGCGCATCATATCTTTCTTAGTGCCAAATCCTCTTGCGCCCAGCGCTCCGGTAAACATGCCAAGAATATCTGCGCCAGTTTCTCCGGTTCCTGCAGATTTTGCGCCCTCTCTACCTAAAAGTCCTGCACCAGTCCCAGATAATATTTTAGCCATTAATTTAACTTTAGGACTGGTGCTTTGCATTAATTCGGATAATACACTGAAAGGAACCATAGTGCCTGCGCTTACGGCACCCGATTTTAAAGGCTCCTCTGGAGATTGAATACCACTATAGATACCTTGTGGGGTAGCTTCAGAAACAGCTTTAGAAACAAATCGCCCTACTTTAGGGATGGAGGACAATGCTTCCCCGGCTTTTCCTAAATTCATCCCAGGAATAGCAAATGCTGGAGCATATTGACCTGCAAACTGAATCAATTTATCTGCTGCATTAGGGTTTTCTACGCCAAGTGCTGGACCAAATTCATAATCAGAAGGAGATAGTTCGGGTATATAACCTTTGGTTAATTTATGGGGTAGATTAGCAAACTCACGCCCCATATTTAATAATCCTATAGAAGGGTCTTTAATACCATAACGGACTACTTTTTGTAAAAGATTCTCTTTAGGTTTTGGAGGAAAACGATTTCTTAAGGACGATTCTATTTGCTCTCTGGTAAGATTATCAGGGAATTCAGCTATTTGCCCATTAGATAATTCGATTTGCATTATTCAAGCCTCCCGGTCTCTATATTATATTTCAAGACTTTTTTATCCGAAGTAGGCGCGACAAGCAATTCATCAGTATTAACCTTGCGAGAAGTAATTAAGGAGTGTGCGCGTTTTCTCCGAGCCTCTAAATCCTTTCTTAAGTCTTTAAGCCTTTCAATATAAGCGTCATCCGATTCATTGGTGGCGCGTCTTATTTGTTGCTCCACTAAATCAATACTTGCCTGTACTTTTGGAAGAGATTGTGCAGCTACTAAAGTATCAATCATGCCGCTTGTTTTGGCATTATATGCAGCTTTTTTAGACGGGCTAAAATCCCCTCTTCCATAAATTTTACTTGAATCTTTAATCATATCATCCAACATAGGCAATACTGTATCAATGCCTTGAATAGCTTGTTGAGACTGAGTTAGCACAGCATTAGTAGGGGAATCCCCTCCTTTAGCTTGTTTCTTTATATCTTCTTTTTTTCTAAATAAATCTAATTGCATTTCTTGTTTGTCTTGAGGGGACTGTGCACCAGAAGTCAATGGATCATACCCAAACTGTTGCTTAAAAAATCCCCTCAACATTGGATTATTACGCAACATATCTAAATTCATTCCTGGAGAACCACCTTGTTGCTGGGTAGGCATAGCTTGCGCTTGCGCTTGCTCTAATCCTTCAGGCGAATACATGCCCATCCCTTCACTAGCCATTTGTTGTGGAGGAGCTTCCTGCTGAGCCATATCTCCACCGCCAAACATTTGAGCCATATTTTGAAATTGATTAATCTTATACATAGGGTCATTAGCATTACGCAGACCCTGTAATTGCTGCTCCATCATCATACGCTTCAACGCATCAAACTGTCCCGCATGCGCCTGTTCTTGTTGACGCTGCGCCATTTGCTGCTGAAAATGCTGCTCTAGCTGCTTTTGTCTTTCGCGCTCTAATACAGGCTGCATCATACGAGAAAACATCGTAGAACCTGTATTTAATCCTTGTAGCAGGCCTACTCCCGCCTCTGCAGGTAATGGTATGCCTAAAGCCATGGTTATCTCCCTGTAAAGTTCCAGCCGCCACCACCGCCCATACCGCCTCCTAAGGCGCCAGAAACCATTCCGGCAGCCGTCCCAAGACCTCTCTCATATAACCCACGTCCTGCATTTTGCTTTCCGTAAGCCATCTGAGATGACTGCTGGCCCATATTCATGGCATTCTGACCCATCTGACCAGCAGCATTAGCGCCTGCTCCAAAGATATTCTGACCGATACCAGCGCCTGCTAAATATTTTTGCAATAAGTCATTCATGTATTGCTGACGGTCAGCTGACATAATCTGAGACGTGCCTTGCTGCATAGCACGCATGGCAGGGGAGGAGCCCAGCATGCCCATAGAGCTCGCTGCATTCATACCCTGCTGACCTGCAAAGTCTTGCAAGTCTTTGGCATACTGAGATTGCTGATAGCCCTGCGCCCACCTATCCTGCAATTCTTGAGGATTTAGGAGTTGTTGCATTGCTGAATTAAGATCGCCATAGGCATCTTGACCGTATTGACTATAAGGGTCCAGATAGCCTTGAGCCTGTTGGTAATATTTATCCAACTGTTCTTGGCCTTTTTGATAACCCCTTCCAGGGTTAATAAAATTAGATAACCAGCTCATATTATGTCCTTATACTATGACAACTACTACACCATTTATCTTGGCTTTTAGTTGATTGGTTGTTGTATCATACCACATTGTGCCATTTGCTGCCGTCAATGCCAAAGTGGTAATTTCAGCAGTCGTAAACTGGGGCGCAAATAGCCCATTATCATATCGATTAAGCTCATTTTGAATGAGCGTTATCGTTTCATTTAGCGTATCCACCAAAGTAGAGAGCCAAGAATTAAACTCAAAAGTAAAAGTAGACCCTGCTAAAGCTACTGTATTAACTCTCTCTAAAAAAACCGCCATTAATTCGCCCCTCCTGATGACCTATGCGTATTCCTAACTCCACCCAAGATCACAATTGGCGCTGAACTTACACAAATAAGTTTATAACAGCGATTACGAGAAGGCCCAAGCTGATACCAACGCATACGCCACCGGTATTCTCCTAATGGACTAAATTCACGCAAATCAGCGCTCGTAAAGGTAATTCCTCCATCATCAGAATAGTACAGTTCAATATGCGGCTTAAAGAGTGCACAGTAATGATTATCATCAAAGGTAGGCGTATTCGTACCTTCTTGAATCAGATATTTATCGTCTTCGCTTAAGATATAGACTGGCACTTCAGGTGTTGAGTCTTCACTGACAATAAAAGTGGTATTTAAGAAAGGCGCACAACTTTGATAAAAGGTGTTATCACCAAAGACAAAATCTATCTCTACATAATCTTCCACAAATTCAGCATAATCGGGCAGAAATAACTGCTTAGTCACGAGCTCATAACGCATCGGATATTTACTAAAAGCATCCGCCGCTTGAGCATCGGTTTGCTCAGTATTTCGTAATTCATTGTGGTAAATATTGCCGGCCATCTCATAGATTACCGGATCGTCAAGAACTGTCACCAAATGCTTATTATTAAAATAAATATGCTTTTGAATACGATTGCGCTCACCGTTAAGTTCTATAACGCGTCCCCAAGTGCCCGTTTCAAAATTATACTCAATAGCGTTAGCAGATTGGGATAAATCTAAGGTGCCAAAATCCAGAAAGGCTCCAGCAGATACCCGATAAAATATCGTATTTTCGTACTGATATAAAAATCCATTGGCGGTGTTAATAATAAAAGGGCTCACGCCTTCAGGGATAGACGAATTCTCCAGTAATACATTAATAGCCTGGGATGATATATCCTCAGGCTGTTGGCCATTAGAGGACATAAAGCTCACAAGTCCATCCGAGTTATTACCAAGCCATGCCATGCGTCCAAAGCTTATGTCAAGCGAAAAAGGGTCGGCAATACCATAGTCAAAGTTATAAGAAGTACTCAGCTTCCACGGGAACTCGCTCAAGCCAGCCCCTACGGAAATCTGCGTTGCAATGTTGGACCAAATATCGGTCGTAAAATCATTAAAGATATAAAGCTGATTATGCAAAACCCCCATTTGCCTTATAATGCCAGAGGCTTGCGCAAATAAAGGGGCAACTGGAAGGCCTGAAGTAAAGCAGCCTGACGTCCCTCCAACCAAATTAATAGTGGTTAGCGTGAAGATAGGCTCATCCTTTTGGCTCACCGCAAAACGATTCCCAAAGGCTGCCACATAGACAGGCTTGGTTGGCGCATTTCCATCAGTCACTGCCGCCATAGTCACTAAAGCACCCGTTTCCGTGATTAAAAAAATATGACGCTCATCGGTTAAAAATGCATAGACCAAGTTTTCTACTGTTATAAAATCAAACCATAAATTGGTGCCCAGACTTACACTGCCGATAACCTTTTGATTATAAAACCTGTCAACTTGAAAGACTTGGTTACCATCTATCACGTAAAAGAAGTTAATCGTTTTAAAAATAGCACGAGGCTCTGCATTAAATATCAGACGATTTTGATTTAAAAAATTAATATGCTTTCGACCCATCGCAGGATATAAAGCCTGTTGTTTTTTGCCGGACTCAACTGACACTCCATACCAATTGGCACAATCCATCGCACCAAACTGAATAAAGCGTTGTTTGTCGTAATAGCAAAAGATAGGAAGCGCTTCAATGGCCATTAGATTCCAGCCCTCACACGCCAGGCACCATTAAGCAAGCTTTGCTCATCGCCAGTAATCGCCAGATTAATCTCACTAGCCGATTGCATTTCCATCGTAGCTTCTTGAAATCTCGCCTCGAGTTTATCTGTCCAAGCATCCGCGCGCCCAGTATAAAGCGCTACATCACGCGCTACAGCAAATAAGAAAAACCGAATGTAATATTGAGGAATACTGGATAAATCATCATTGCTAGTCACGTCCGTTAACTGGAATTTTCCTCTCGCAAAAAACTGGTAAAACTGCGAAGGCGCAGGATACAAAGTGGCCGTAACAATATCGGTATCTGGGTAGGTAATGATAAATCTTGGCAAGCCTTGCAAAGGCTCATACTTCCAAGCCGCTAAATAATCATCTCGACTCTTGTCAATCAGTGGGTAGGTAACCCCAGACAATACCAGCCACGCATTATCTAAGTTAGCTAGTCGCCCAGCCTGAATATAAGCAGCTGTTGGATTATTCGTCTGATTAGTAAAAGTGAGCTGATAGGTCCCTGTCAAAATAGCTAAGTTGCTTATGGTGATTAGGTTGTTATCGATGATAGTAATGAAGGTATTAGCGGGAATTCCGCTCCCGGTTACCAAATCTCCTACCCTGTAAATTGTCCCGTTCACCACCGTAAAGGTATTTGACCCTATGGTCACGGCAACATATTCACTATTAGTCGTTGAAGTGTAATTCGTTGGCGTAAAATAAATCTGCGTTTGCCCAAGATTAATATTTACACTGACTGTCTTGGCAATCGTTAGCATTAATCCATTATTAGCGTAATAATTTAATAATTGATTCAATACTTGTATGCATAGTTTTTGGTCATCACCATGCAAAGGTATAGTAGGATTATGGGCATTGATAAGTCGGTAAACTTGAAAAGCAAAATCCCGGACTGAATAGGGCATGATCTACTCCTTTTTTTTAGGAGCATGACTAAACTTAATAGGTTTTTTATCCTCTAAATCTAAGGACTCTAACGCAGCTTCTGGATTGGAAAACCACAGGCCTGAGGCCATATGTTCTTCGTAATCTTCCCAGCTATTAATAAGTTTCGTGACACCGTTCGCAGCATAGATAAAAGCGCGAAAGCCTTCCTTGGCAATGGAGCGTCCGTTATAAACTACCTGCGTTCCTTGCATAATGCTCTCCCTGAAAAAGACGCCCTCCGAAGAAGGCGCCAATTTATCTTATGAACAAATCCTAACAGCAAATTCAGGATTGATAGCCACACCGCATATAACGTCAATACGGTCTAACTGTTCATAGTTTCTTATGTCCGCACCCAATGAATACGTTAGCGCTAATTTATATAAATCAGAATAACGCGTAACCGCTTCAACACCACCTTTCAATTCCTTGATAGGAGGAGCTGCAAAAACTATTGCTTGAGTATGGTAGGCCAAACTTACATTATGACTTTCTCTCAACAACATTTGTGAACCGTTAGGTATAGCCGCAGAGATGTTTTGGCGAGCACCAGACACAACGATTGTAGGATTAACAGGGATGGAAGCTGTGTTACCACCAGCTGAAATTACCTGAGCGGTCACCACGAACTGCGCACGCTGTTGTAAAGGCTCATAGGTCAATGGATTGACCATGAACACACCGGCCGCATCATCAACTTCTATAATGTCACCTTCTTGGAAAACTATTGTTCCAGGCGCTTGACCTAAACCTGTCACATCAATAGTGTTACCAGAAGAGATAGGACCGTTAGTAACAGTACCTGCTAATAAGAAGCCAGCAGGAGGACTTCCGCCTAACTGTCCAGCACCAGCTATTTGACGTTGTAAAAAGTTAGTCTTAAAGAAGTCAAAGCCAGATAAATGACCGATAAATCCATCAATTAATGCGCCAGTATTCACTGTCATATTAAAGACGTTATACAAATCATTAGAGAGGTTAGCAGCAACACGAGGAGGCACAGCAGCATAGCGCTTTCCATCTTCTGGTATAGCCAATTCAGTCATGTAGGCATCAGCACTTAAGATAGTGTTGAAATCTACAGGCACCCCAGGAGTTCCTACTGCTTGGTAAACTTGTTTTTGGAAATTGTCAGTAGCAATGAACTTCTCGACTAAGTTAGCTAAACGCTTAGCACGGGGCGCGTTAGCCATTTCAAGATAGGGTTCATCACGGGCACGATCGAAGGTCAGGTTAAATCCTGTGTATTCAATCATAGTTCTAAATTGCTTGCTAATAGTCAGCGGACGTATAACCTGAACACGCGCTTCAGCAGTCGCTGTTGCGCCTTCACCAGCTAGATATCTTTCTTCTAAACGGTAATCAAGTGTTTGACCTGTGGCGAAGCGAAGGTTCTTAAAATCACCTTCTAGGTTTCTGTTAGCGGTCCTTGCGAAAGCTAATGAGTTCCAAAATCTGATGAATACGTCATCTAAGACGTACTGCGTTTCTCTAAAAACGTTAGTCATTATTGTTCTCCCTGAACAAAATAATAATAAATAGCTCTAAATGAGCGCCTTACTTTCTTTTGTCCGACGGGTGACAGTAATAATTACACGTCTATTTTTTGGCGAGGAATGGACCCTCTTACGCATGAAATCATGTTAGGAAAATAAATGGCTAAATGTCAACCGAATTTAGCCATTAGACTATTTTTCTTACTTATTTCTTATATCGTGCATTTATCTGAGCGCGTTTCTTGGCTTCTGCCTTCTCAATTAAAGACTCAATGCTCTCACCTTCGTTCTTGTTTTTAGCGACAGGCATGCCTGTATCTTCACGGCTTCGGCCAATTGGTCTTGGTGCTGTTGTGCTTACTGTGGATTTACGCATACGTTCCTCAAGTTTTCCCATCTCAACCATTTGCGCATAAGGGTCGCGCAGTTGTGAGATTCGTTGCAATTCAGCAGGATGTCTTTTGCTTGCTGCATAAACAAAAGCTGCCGGGTCATTAACCCCACGCAAAGCTAAGGTCATTGGGTCAGTGATAGGTTGTGCGCCCACCACGTCTCGAAAATCATTAAACCTCTCCATGCCATTAGCGAATTTCTCCTCAAAGGCATTATGGGCTTCTATATCACGTTGCTGTTGGGCTTGCGTTGCCTGGCGTTGGTTTATCTTCGTAAAGGTTTGCTCAACGAAAGATTCCAACTGCTGTTCCCATCCTTGTTCCGAATTAGGATTATAGTTAAATCCTTGCGCTTGCTGTACTTGGCCAACTGTAGGCATAGGTTGGTCTTGCGTTTTCATGCGAGATAATCGCTCACGGATAGCTTTATTAATGCGATCGTTTACTTCCTCTTCCGTATAGACGCGAGGCTTTTCTTTAAGATTGCCGTAGTCATCTGCTACAAAATCTTCCGGAGCGTTCTCATTATTTTCTTGCGCAGAATGCGTAATCGTTGTCTCACCACTCTCTCCATATTCATTTTTATTACTGTTTTCACTAACGTCACTACTATCACTATATTCCTCTGGCGCCTGTGTAGCGTGGGCTCCAGAACCACTTAACAACTCATCAATGCTGCTTGTTTCTGTCCCCATAACATCCTCTCTCTATTGTTGAATTCGGTGCGTCAAAATCTTAACGAGATTATCGGCATGCGCAATTTGCTGGTCACTCTGCGTTCTTTGTGTTTCAGCTGCATAACGCAACTCTTGTTCCTGCAGTTTCCCAGCCGCCTCCATTCGCTCTGTTTCTAACTCTTGTATTTTAAATTGTGCCTCCATCACTATTTGTTGCTTCTTAAGTTCAATCTCTTGCTCTTTTAATTCAATTTGTTTTTGTTTAATCTGCATTTCTTGTTGCTGCATTTGCTGCTCAGCTTGCATGGCCTGTTCTTGCGGTGAAGGTTGCCCAGATTCTCCGGGCATCTTACCGGTCTTGCCTGCTTCAATAATCTGTGGAGGCACAAGCGTTTTAAGCCTATTCTTAATCTCAATGGTATTCATGAGCGGCAAATTCTCAGCATATAAGTCGGCAATCAATCCAAAAGCTTGAGGGTCTGCCTGAAGTATTTGTTGCAAGGAATCCAGGGCCTGTTGTTTCTGTCCTTCAAAGCTCGGTCCAGGTTTTAGCCTAACTTGATAAGTACCTTTGCGAATATCATTTTTAATTACTTCGCCATACTCATCGGCCATTTGGTTAATGGTAATGTTTTTCATGCCTTCATCCGGGGTCATTAGAGCAAGCACGCGCTCGGTATCATAAACCCGTGGAATCATCTCATTGACAATTTCACCGCCAACAGCAATGCTCCGATTAATAGAATTGAAAGCAACATATGTAGCATAACTTCCTTGTCGGGTTCTTGCATCGATAGCTGCTCCTGATACTTCGTTGCCTTCTTTGCCCATTCGCGTAGGGTAAAGTCCTGTTGACGTATATAAATCTTCAATGGCTAATTGGTATTGCGTAAACAAAGACTGGGATAACTCAGGAGGGCGCACCTGTTCTGGCTTATGGCCATTAGGGGACTCATCATAGGCTAACAAACCTTGCGTAGCATTAGGGTCGGACCAGTTACGCCTTGTATCTAGCCCCTTAACATTTGCCTTGCTTCCGATGTATTGGTCATAGCGACTAATCTTAAGAATATAGGCTGATTGCGTACGAAGGTAGTTAATATACCGCTGAGTGTCTTTACAATCCCCGAAAAATGACCGGCAAATCTGCTTACCGTTTTTATCGTAGTAACTGTTCTGGTCAACAAAGACTAAAGGCAACTGGTCGGAAGGAAATTCACTCTCATCAAGAACATAATCACCGGCTATCTTGTAATGCATAATCTTATGCTTTTTAGCTTCGCGCTTCTCTTCAATCCTAACTATCTCACCTTCATAAAATAGGGTAATTAAATCAGGGTCAACCTCCTCTTCACCCATTCCACTATCGACTTCTTCCTCACCCTCGGCATTCTGAGCAACTATCTCATCTTCCATAGGCATCAAACCTTGAGCTTGCATAAGCTCTGCTTCCATCTGCTCGTTCATGCGATTCATTTCTAGCGACTTTTCTATAATCTCATCGAGCTCTTCTTGGTTAACGGTCTTGCCATTCGATAGTTTATAGAGTGTATCTTTCTCATATTTACGAACGAAGTGGTCCAAAATAGTCACGGCTTCATTATCAGCCCAAGTGAAGGGGTCATCGCCATCGCTAGGCTGTGTAGCTAATGCTATCTCTTCTTGTGATTGTGTAGGAGACATAGTACGTAGTATCTTCTCCTCCATATCCTTGCCATATATCTCTCTAAACTTAGATCTAGTCATACGGGTTATATAGCCGGCCACCATACCATCAGTTTTGTTAATGCGCTCAGCGCCTACGTCAAAATAGGTGCGGCTCGCATCTTTAAAGTGACGGTAAACAATGTCTAGATCAAAGGACTTTTGATGAACATAATCGGTATCTACGCAAAATGCCGAGTATCCACCGATAAATGCTTGCGAGGCAGCTACTTGATAGGCGGTGGTAGCATCAGTAGAAAACATAATGTCTTTTATGATGATTTCGCGAAGCTTTGCGGTTTCATCATCGCAATTTTCCATAGGGACAACTTCGAGTTGAGGTGTATTTTGTTGTTGTTCGCCACACAGGGAATTAGAGAGCGCCGCAAGTTTATTGCAGACTAGAGGCACTTTCTTGAAGGTCTTGAGCATCTCTTCTTCATCATCAGTCCATTGCTGACCTAACACGAAAGTATGCATCATATGGTATTGATCGATATTATACTTAAAAAATTCTCGCCATTTCTCACACGCTAAACGTGCCTTATGCGCAATGCGCTCCGCCTTCCTGGCCATAACAATCCTTTGTCATTTGTTAGAGTAATTTTAAATAAACATGCCCGATGCTTTATATGGTATTTTGTTAGAGACATAGCCTCCTTCGTGCAAATAATCTCCTACATAAAACGTTAAGGCTAAAGCATCTGCGGTATCTGGGGATTTCATTCCACGCCGTCGCAAATCGTCTTTAGACTCTATTTGTAATCGTGCTGAGCTATCGTATTTATAGCCTAGGCTTGTCAAGTCCCCGAGCAATTCATCGCTATCCGGCAACTGAACCGGCAACTCTTGGGCCAGCCATTCACGCATATCATACCATAGCTCAGCACGTAAGTTTCTAAATTTGTCTTTGTCATTAGCAGAGCGCGCAACATTTACTCCCTCAACGCAATCATAGCCGATTTCCAATAGTCTATCTACAATGCCCGCCCCTATGCCGATACAATCGATGCAGACTTTAGAGGGTCGCTCTTTGTCAATAAGCCTACGTATAGCCCCTACGAGCTCCATAGTATTCATGTTGAAATGGGTTTCACATTTGTATACGAGTCTTCCCCTTCGTCTAATGATAGCAGTTCTGTCGTGGTCACTGATAGCAGGATCGATGCCAATTACCAATGGCGATTCGCTTTCTACGACACGCCTGCGTGCTTTAGTCACAAGGTCTGCCTTAATAAATCGGTCAACAACCGGGTTTCTAAAAGCATCCAGGGCGGTCATGGGATACTCTACATTAAAGAGTTCCCGTCCTGTTTCAAAGTCATTGCTGAATTCTAATATCTTACGCCTTCGCCAAAACAAATGACGCATACTAAGACCATCACCAGTATGGATATTTATAAGTTCGCGCTCCTCATCCGTAGGACTGCATACTTCACCTTCTTTAGCATCTGCTGTGTACTCGGGCTGCCAATACCAAGGGATAAAGATAGCTTGGAACTCGGACTGTCCTGTGCTTGCGGCGACCCACATGTTATAAAAGTAATTACCTATGCCGTTAGCGGTAGACTCCAGGATGATCTCGGTGCCTTTCTCGTTTGGTACTGCCTGCAATATACCCTTAGCATGCTCTTCAGCATTAGGCCAGTACGCCACTTCAGAGCCATGGAAAATTTGAATGGTTTGGGAGCGTCCTACGGACTTGTTGCCAGCAGTACCGACAGCATAACCCGAATCCAAGGAATTAAAGTTTAACTCCTTAGCACTTGATGTGTCAGGCTTTGGAAGCAATCCTTCAGGTACGCTGTCGTTATAACGCTTTGTCATATCAAAAAGGTTCTTAGTCGCCTCCGCTTCATGCGTCAGAATAAAGGCCTTTTTCCCACGACGGGTTGATACTAGATGAAAATCACGGGCCTGTACATAGGTGGAGCATCCCTGCTGTCGCCCTTTAAGTATAAGTGCCCGTACCTTTCCTATGTTCGATTTTTGCGCTTCTAGACGTTCATGCAAATAGTTCTGGGCACGATTAAATATGAATGGCTCTATAGCGCCAGATTTTGTGCGAATCTTAAGAAAATTATGAGCGAATAAGGGAAGGGAATTGACTACGCGTATTAACTTTTCTTCATTCATTCAGCACTCGTCATATAATTTAGTAAGGGACAACCGGCAGGAATTGCACCTACTTGGCTAGCAAGATACGTTCTGATATAAAGACGCCAAGCTTCTATCAGCGTAGAGCACGAAAGCCTTTAGCTAAGTTGTGGTCGCTTGATTGCTCTTAAGATGACTTATCCCACGTATTCATCATCAACTTCTCTCTCCGACGTCACTGTCCGTCCGCAGTTGTCAAAAAACTATAGGTCGTTACTATAAAAAATACCGTCTATGGCTAAAGATATTGCTTTCACTAATTCTTGCAGCTGACTTCTAGTCGTCTCATCCATTTCCGTGTTCTCTAAAATCTTCAGGAGCCTGCAATGGGTAATACCAAGCACAAAGGCAGCCTTTTTACCCGACGGGGACGAAGCATCTAAAGATGTTTGGGTATTTAGTTGGCTCATATTTACTCCACTAATTTGTCGACTATTTTCTCAAGTAAGTTATTAACAGCGCTATGGTCTTCGGCATCCTTCTCACGCCATCTTCCACGTGTTTTAAGCCAAAACATCTGCGCCTTCACGTCTTCATCTTCGGTAGCCTTCTTAAATAAGCTCTTCGCCACCAATTTATTAGCATGCGTTAAAGCAGTATCCAATTGATAGCGATATTTATTTTGCAGCGTATCTACAGAGATACCAATGTACTTAGCTATATCTTCCTGATTGGTGCCAAAACTTACCAATGCCGATACTTCAGCCTTAGTGACATCAGTTGGGATGTGAGCAGGTAACATTGGTTCATTCTCCGTTAAATAATATAAAAGTTATTACGACTCATCCAATCAAGGTCTTGCACCCGGAAAAGTAATAGACCTTGATTGGTGGATTGAAGTGCGTAAAAGCAGTACATAGTACCGAAATAATTACGGTCCAGCTTGTTCGTTTCGTCTGTCACCGCTCATATCGCCACCCACGTCACCAGGCTCACAGTACTTAGGTTGCTGACGACATTGCTCGTCTACAAGCCTTCCGTACATAGAAGGCACGCCATTATAATGCGTGTATTCCTTTTCAGTTGTGTAATCTTTTACTTCGCTCATTGAGCTCTCCTTGTAAAATTATTAATCGATTAATAAAGACCATTTGATTAGTCTTGAACAATATAGCATAAACAACAATAGTGTACAAAATGTTGCATTGTAATTATTTATTATATTTGGCATTCCAATTATTGACATAGATGCCAAGAGTTGGAATAATAGGGACAGATTAAATCACATGGAGATACCAATGAAAACACTAGAAGATTTAAGTCTCTCAGAGTTAATGGGAGAAGATTTTGGCGTATGGGTTTGCAAGAACAAACAATACGGGTTTGATGTATCAATCGAAGATAAAGAAGGAGGTGACTACATAGAGGGTACAGGGATACATCCATGTGCTATGGAATCCATGGCGCATTTTTGTAGACAATTTTTATATTTTTACGAAAAGGTGACATAATGCAAATTCATAAGAAATACACTTACAATATTGTGTACGGGTTTAAAGATAAGAAAGAAGGGTATGCTTTTTGGGTCTACTGTGAAATGAGGGACAAAGATGAAGAGCCAGAATTAGTGCATCAATCTGAGACTATTTATGACGATCCTTACGAAGCGCGGCAAGCTGCCCAGGAATATATGGATTTATTACGATCGAAACTAAAAGGAGATTTAAATGATTAAACGATTACGCTGCCTATTAAAGGGACATTATTTCATTATGCACCATTGTTCAAAAGGGCGATTTTCAGCCAACCCTTTTGATACCTGTGTACACTGTAAATGCCAAAGGGGCACGCATGCCCTTATAGCTTAATACTTTAGCTCAACCTTAGTAGCACTCAATCCTTTTTGACTCTTTTCTGCCACGAAAGTAACGACGTCATCAGGGTTGAGTGTTTTAAATCCTGCCTTTTGAATTTCCTTAAAGTGCACAAAATAATCTTTCCCGTCTGACATTATAAATCCAAACCCCTTTTTATTATCAAACCACTTCACAGTCCCTTCTTGCATGTTCAATCCTGTTTAAATTTCAAAAATAAGGGGCAAAATCAGTTGATAATAACGCGATCTCAAACTACCCCATGCCAACCTACCTACTTTACCACAAAGTCTCTAGGAACGCCTGTATTTCCGTTTGCGTAATCTGGCATCCCATTTCTACTCCAAACCCCCACATGGCAATCCAAAGCCTCTTTTGGAACTAAGTCCGCTAACATATCGTTTTTATCCTCAGCACTCAAGAGCCTTAATGCAATTAACTTGGGACTAACTCCCCACTTGATGCCCAGATTGAATAGCTGTTTTTGACATTGCTCCTTGCTGGCCACGAGCCTCTCCTTTTAGTTTTTTCGCCAATGCTGAAAAGTGTTTACGCCCCTCTCCCTGACTTATAGTCTGCAGAATAGCTTTATAAGCCTGGGCATTCTCTGCATATTGGACAAGCTTAGCCTTATGTTCTTCCTCCTCCTTATGACGAATTGACTGAGAACTTATGCCGTTAAATCCTTGAGGTATGTTCCATTTGCCTTCGCGTACTAGCTTAAGAGCAATGTTCACCTTCTTGATCACATGGTCATAGGTACGAAGGTGGCCGATGTAGAAGATAATCTGGGCAACCGTTTCGTCCTCTATCAACTGATTTCGGTTTGCGACGGTTTTTTCGATGTGGTCTTTAATAGAACAATCATCAGAAAAAACAGAAACAGAGGGTTCTTTGTTTTGTTTTTCTTGGTAAACCTCTTGAGAAGACTCTTGTTTCTTTAGGTATGCTTTCCGTGCAGTCGGGACTGCATTCCGTGCAGTCGGGACTGCATTCCGTGCAGGGGTTGTCAAAAATTGTACAGGATTATCCCCATGATTTATATAGGATTCTTCTTCAGTGTTTTCGATTGGTGGTTTAAAATAGTTATATGTTTCGGAGACGTAAAAACAGTTTGTTTTGCCGTATCTAAAATCATTATAGTTAGACCGGTGAATGACAAAATGGGTATGTTCTAATTCATTTAAAACGCTATAAGTTTTTCGTTCAGAGATACCGGCCCGGAGGGCTAGGCTTTTCACCGCAATGATGACAGTGTCACATTCCTCTTCGAAAGAAGTTAATTTACGTAACTGGGTATAAACCTTTAAAGCGTAGGGAGAAAAATTGTCCACACATCGCATATCACAAACTAAAAAAGGGTTTTTTCTTAAATTATTAGATTTTTTACGTGAAGATTTCATGTTATAATGACTCCGTGAGTGTAACAGAACCGGGCGGCGCTGTTAACGTTAAGGATACATCCGCAGTTTTTGGGTGCGGATCAGGGCGGGATGCCCTATTTCTCTTTTTATTAAATTAGATCTAATTCTTCCAACATTTCCAATAAAGCATAAGTATAATTTTCTTCAGTTCCAAACCTCTTAACCACCTGATCCGAAAGCTCTTCTAGTGTATAATCTTTGTCTTCTAGAAGCATGCAAACATAGGTATACAGCCCTAGGTTCTCTAAATCATCAATTCTATCAATATATTTATTTTGTAAAACAAACGCCACCGAAGCTGTTCGCCTAAAAGCAATCACATCACCCACCATAATAAACCCCGTTATAAATAATTATTTTAATAATGCGCCGTTAATTCTAACCCTAACTTCATCATCTCTTTAATCCACTCTTCAACGATATGAATTTCTTTTATGGTAAAGCTAAATTGGGTGTCGCTAGTATTTCGATCGTAAATTGAATTAGCGAGCTTTTCTAGCAATTGTGACGACATTACATTTACATCAATAGACATCATGTCTCCTTTTATTTTTTCTCATCATGAGATATCATGCGGATAGAGTTTTATTTCGCCTAAAAATAATTCTCTGTCCCTGGCTTTCGCCAACCGAATACCTTAGCGATTAACTAAAGTATTCGGTCATCTTAATATAAAAGAAAAACAATTTACAGTGCTTAAATACCTGCTTCATTTTTAAGATGAATATAAAACTCAATAGTCTTTAAGGGAAACCCCCTAAACGATGGTATCTCATCTTTACTGCGCAAGAGCTCTTTAATGCAATCCTCTCTTCCTAAGATCTCTCTTACATGAGTCACATCTTTCAATAACTCGCGAATAATTTCATTGGCATGTATAGCTTGCACCGTCTCCCAAAACTTAATATTTTCCATAGCCTCAAGGAGGCGTAAATTCGCAAAACTCTTCTCGATATCATAAGCCTTTAAAGTATGGTTAATTAATCCCTCTATCTCCATCTACTTGCTCCATTGCGTTTTTAACGCACCTTTAGTTATGCGCTCTAATTTATATTGTGCGTTTTCCGGCACAAATCCCCACTTCAACCAATTCCCTAGCGTCGAGGTCGACATCCCTGTGAGCTTTCTAAAGTTGTACTGGCTGCCGTAGTACTTTTTAACATCTATAGGCGTCACATCATTCCTCTCTTTTTTATAAATATGTCATTATTTGTTATGCCGACTGTTGACATACGGGTATTATGAAGATATTATGTCTGTACGTCAATACCGACGCAGACTATATAAAGTAAAGAGGTATGTAAAATGTTAAATTTAAACGAAGTAAATGAAAGAGAGTACTGCTTGTCTTTCAGTATTCAAGCGCTTGCTAAAGTAAATCGTCAGTTAGAAAAGCTATCGGAGAAAAGGGAAGAGCTAACTAAAAATATCATTGGCGCCATAGGCCATAATCATGAAGGCCAAAAAACTTATGAGTATGAGTCTTATAAGCTAGAGATCAAAACACCATTCATTTATTCGCTAGACAAAAGTAAATATGAATCTGGTGAGTTTAATATCCCTAGAAAATTCGATCCTATTAAGAAAACCACTTCTTATTCAATTGACAAGAAATTATGTGATAAATATTTGCAAGAAGCGCCAGAAGACGTGCGTGAAGCTTTGATTGAGATTATTGATAAAAAGCCTGGGAAGGCTGCTGTACATATTAGGGAGAAATAGCATGAGCAATACTGTATTGGTTATAGGACAATCAGGAAGTGGTAAGTCAACCTCTCTTCGTAATTTAGATCCTAAATCCACATTTATTATTAACGTATTGGATAAGCCGTTGCCGTTTAGGTCATTTAAGAAGAACTATTCATCGGTAACTAAAGAAAATCAGGGAGGAAATTATTTTTCTACAAACGACTGGTCTACAGTAGTTCGCTGCGTTGAAATGGTCAATAAAGAACGACCTGAGATAACTACTTTGGTTATTGATGATTGGCAGTATATTTTGGC